CCATGTTTCAAACCCTCTCCCTTCACCGCTACACCTTACCCATTCCACAAAAAGCAGAGTGGGTGTTGCAGGCCTTCGAGCCCTGCGGCCCCACGCAAAAACAATCCGTCGGCTGGGTTCCGCCGCGCGGCCATGCATACGGCCCTTTGATGGAGACGATAGGCGGCCATCAAATTCTGAAGCTCGTGATAGAGACCAAGAAGGTGCCATCTGATGTGCTCAAGCGCAAACTGGAAGAGCGCGTGGCGGCCATTGAACAGACCACCGGCCGCAAGCCAGGCAAGAAGGAAAGGCGCGAGCTGTCCGAAGAAGTCCTGCTGGATCTCTTGCCTATGGCATTTGCCACCCGCAGCTCGGTGATGGTGTGGTTTGATCCGATGGCAGGCATCTTGGCACTGGATGCCACGGGTTCCAAGGCGGACTTGGCCCTGACCGCATTGGCCCCAGCATTTGAAGACCTGGCCGTCTTCCCGCTGAGCACCGTGCAGTCGCCAGTGACAGCCATGACTAACTGGCTACTCTCTGATGAGTACCCAGTGGGCTTTAGCGCAGACCGTGCTTGCGTGCTCAAGGCTGGCGACGAGTCCAAGGCCACGGTCAAGTACAGCAATCACGATGTGGACATTGCCGAGGTGCGAGCACACATCCAGCAGGGCAAGTTGCCAGTTAGCCTGGCCTTGACTTGGGACAACAAGGTGTCCTTCGTGCTCACCGATACCGGCGTACTGCAGAAGGTCACCTTGCTCGATGTCGAAGCCGACGGTGAGCATGCAGACGCCTTCGATGCCGATGTCATCCTCACCACAGAAACCCTGCGCCTCATGACCTACCACCTCATTGAAGCACTCGGCGGAGAAGTCAAGATTGATCAACCCAAGGCGGCATCATGAACATTGCACTCACCCCCTGTAAAAGCTCGAACATTCAGGCCACGGGTTACGACCCAGCAACCAACACCCTGGCTGTGCAGTTCAAGCATGGCAAGAAGGTTTACCACTACTCCGATGTTCCGGGCGATCTCCATAAAGAGCTGCACAAAGCCGAGTCCATTGGCAAGTTCATCGGCGCCAAAGTCGTCGGCAAATTCAAACACACCACCATTGACCTGAAAGAAAAATCATGAACGGACAAAAAGCCCGCGCATTCCGCCGCCAAGACGCGAATCGCGCTACACCCCAGGACCGCGTCATCATTGCGCGCGCCTACGCTGCCGCCATCGAGCGCTCCAAGATCAAGCCCAAGTTCAAGGTGCAGCGCAAGCGCACCCCGGGTGCTTACACCACACCGAGCTGGCCGTGGACCGTGGACCAGGGCAAGCAGTCGCGCCCCGTCATCGTGATGCGCCCTATCCGTGCACTTAGTGCACGCCTCATGTCCGAAGTAATTCCTGACGCCGATGGTGTTCGCAAGGTTCCGGCGCGCTATGTGGAAATCATTCGCTCCATGCTTAACGCACCCAAGCACATCATCGATGCTGCGGCCTTGAGCTACTAGCCGCCCGGCACCCTATTAAAAAAGACGCAACACCAGCGTCTTTTTTTGTTGACTTATTGTTTGCTGTACGGCATAATATAAGTTCACTTTGTTTATTGCTTTAACCACAACCAACCAGGAATTTTATGGCCACCAAAACCCGCCTCTATCGCGTGAAGTCCAGCACCAAAACCCATCTCGTGGAGGCCACATCGCCACGCTCTGCCATCGCCTACCTGGCCCGCAATGAGTTCAAGGCTGACATCCCCGTTCAGCACGAGATCTTTGCCATGGCCAAGGCCGGGATTGAAATCGAGCTCGCAACCGATGAACCCATAAGCGACGAGACCCGCAATGCTGTAGCGCAGACGGACTTGGTGGTGGAGAGCGCTGAGCCTGAAGTGCGTGCACTTGAAACCGAGCCCGCCTAAGCCATGTCGGATGACCTTGCTGTGATGCATGGGCGTCTCAAAGAGATGCTCAAGCGTTCGCCCTCCAGGATCAATAACGCCGGCATCAAAGCCACGCGCGAATTTATGGAGTGGCACAAGAAGGCCAGCCGCATCGCCAACACGGCCCATCCGTCACGCGAGAAGCTCACCTCTATTTTCAACGAAGCACGACAACACTACGCATGAACGATATCGCCAGTCCCATTGTTACCGTGGAGCGCAGCGTCCTGGCGCTGCTGCACCGCATCGGCGCGCAGACTCGCACAGAACTGCACTCCACCGTCACCGGAATGAACAAGGCCACCATCACCAAGCTCATTGAGCGCGGCCTGGTTCGCCATGACAAAGCCGACTCAGAGCGTATCTCCATCACGGGTGCCGGTCTGCGTTCCATAGGCGCAGCATCCACCAAGGTGCCGCTCAAACCCAAAGCCAAGGAGAAATCCCAGTGGTACCAGGGGGAAGAGCTACTCCCATTCGATGGCCGCCCGGGGGCGATGGATGCATTCGCACTCCCCAGTCGCCGGTCGGATGGCTTGCACTATCCCAGTGGCCGTGTCCACACAGCAGGCTCATCGTCATGAAAGATTACCAAGCCGGGGGCCCGACCTATTTCTACCCTGGAGCCGGAGACCCAGAGCCCAGCCGGGGCGCCAAAGTAATCATCTTGACCGAAGGCTGTATCGCAACTACGGGCCCATGGAACCAGGAGCACTGCTTAGGCTGGGCACCACTCCCCAAGCGAAGCCGAGAAATCGAAGACCAGATCCTGGCTGATCGCTCTTTAAAGAAACAAATTCCAACTAGGAGATCAACATGATCGATCAAATAACAGAGTGGCACCGCCGTGCCAGGCCCAACCCAACCCATGTAAATCTAGGGGTTCAAATTGGCGTGCATTTCGAGGAGTGTGGAGAGATGCTCGAAGCACTCGCCATGAACGACGCCCGCATATCCAATGCATTGGCAGCCGTTAAATCACTAGCCTATGCACTCAAGTCCGGAGAGATTCGCCCACTGATTGCCGACCGCAACGAGCTGCTGGACAGCCTGGCCGATCAGATCGTGACTGCGGCCGGCGTGGGCCACTGTGCCGGCATGGATGTGACCGAGGCCTGTGCCCGCGTCAATGCATCCAATTGGTCCAAGTTTGTGGATGGTCAGCCAGTCTTCACACCAACCGGAAAGATTGACAAAGGCCCCGACTATGTCAAGCCAGATCTCACGGGGTTGTACTGATATGACCGATACACTGGTGACCTCTCGGTTCGTCACCATCGAGCTCGCCACCCAGGTCACAGGCCTGTCGGTGGCGGGCATCCGCGGAAAGATCCGCCGCGCCCAGTGGGTCGATGGTAAGCACTACCGCAAGGGCCCAGACGGGCGTATCTACATTGACCTACAGGCTTACGAGCAGTGGGTCGCAACCGGAGTCTGACATGTCACGCAACGGAACTGGGGTCGAACCCCGCGACAAGTCCATCCGCGTGGGCTTCACCTTCAATGGCGAGTTTGTACGCGAGACCCTCAAGCTCGCGCCCACCCCACCCAACATCAAGTACGCCACCGCCCTGGTGGCCCGGGTCAACAAGTCCATTCGAGATGGCTCGTTCGTCTATGTCGACTACTTTCCTGAGAGCAAGCGCGTAGCGGCAGACCCGGCCGTGATTCTGTTTGGCCAGGCCTGCGACAACTGGCTTGCCACCAAGGGGCGGCTGGCCACCAAGACCAAGCGTCAATACGCCAATGCCTTGCTGGTGTGGCGCGGCATGCTGGGCGAGTCCGTGCCCATTGCCAAGATCACCCACACCACCCTGGCCACCAAGATCGGTAGCCACCCTTGGGCCTCAGCCAAGCTGCTGAACAATTACCTAATCACCCTGCGGGGCGTGTTCAAGCTGGCCGGTCGCGAGGTGGATCTCGGCAATCCCATGGAGGGCATCGAGAACAGCAAGCACCAGTCCACCCCGCCAGATCCATTGTCCAGAGGCGAGATGGAGTCCATCATGGGCTGGCTTGCAGACAATGTGGATGAGCGGGTCTGGGCCTACTACGAGTTTGCCTTCATGACCGGCATGCGGCCCGAAGAGATCATTGCACTGAAGTGGGAGGACTACGACGTGCCAGGCGCCATCATTCACGTCTCGCGTGCCAGGTCGTCTGGAGAGATCAAACCCCTGAAGACCTACAACTCCCGCGATGTGGAGCTGGTCAAGCGTGCAGTGGAGGCGCTCAACACCATGCGCCCGTACACCAGCAACCATGATGACGGCTTCATCTTCCAGAACCCGGTGACCAAGCGCCCGTGGCACGATGAGCGCTCACAACGGGATCACTACTGGAAGCCAGCCCTCCAGGCTAAAGGTATCCGCTACCGCCGGTCCTATCAGACGAGACACACGTTCGCTGCCAACAACCTGGCTGCCGGCGTCAACCCGACCTATGTGGCCAGGCAGATGGGGCACATCAACGCAAAGAACTGAAAACAATCGCTCCAATGGAATTAAAGCTGTTTGCTGTTTTAATTCCCCCCAAATTCCCCCGAGATTCTGAAGCTGGTCTTCTTCAGAGGAGAAATTTGGTAGGCGCAATTGGACTCGAACCAATTTTGTTGTATAGCTTCCGGCAAACATAAGAGTGAGCAAGTTAACCATGAATGACCATAATTTATACTAAATTCCCCTGAAAATTCCCCTGAAGGGCTGTTTTCCACATTGACAGGCGTCAATCTAAAGGCAAACATTAAAGACCGCAACTTGCATAATGGTTTGCTTTTAAGTAAACTGCATACTGTTGGAAAACACATACCTGCAGCGCGTGCAAATAACAAAAATATCATCGGATTTGCCCCTGTAATTCATCAATTCTAAGGAAGCCATGCAAGACGCTGTCACAGCCCACGCCCAAGAGATCGTACTCTTTGTGGACACAACACGTAACCAACTAAACGCCATACTGGGGACCGACTGGCCATCAAAACATCAGTATTTGTCCCGGACCATGACCTGTATTCATGAAGAGGCCGAGATGATTTTGGCAGCCGCACAGTCGTGAAATATATTGATCAATGAAAAATTTATTTTTGCACGCCGCAAAAAACTCTGGTACATTCCGCCCATCGAAGTGAAATTCGATACAGGTTTGGAAGCCTGGTGTACCCAGCGGCGAAAGCCGCAACAGAAGTTTCTTTGCGGCTTTTCTATTTCCGGCACCCGTTTACGGCGGCCCGGGACGAGGAGTCTAAAGACTCGCCTGTTACAGCTCCGCTGGGTCCAGGTCTTCCAACTTGTCCTCGGGCTGCCACCCATGCTTGGAAGCATATGGCAGCCCTGTTTTGACCCAGAACAGGAGCCACCATGGCCAATC